TCGTAGGTTGCGTTGTGCATGATGATGTTCATCTCTGGCACAGACACCTGCTTGTTGACCCACTTCAATACCATCTTGGGATCGAGGTTGTGCCCGTTCTCGTGCCGCATAGGGAAGTACCATTGCTCATCACCAGCAGCCACAGCCACGCCGATGATGTGTCCATCCTTCCTTGCCCACCCTGGCCCCAGTGTTTTGATGTTGGGGTCATAGGTTTCAAGGTCGATGGCGATCTCCTTGTGCTTGGTCAGATCAGGGAACCCCGACGGGATGTTCCAGTCTACGTCGATCAAGTCTAGTTCGTTTTTGATCTGATGTTCCAGATCACTACCGAATAGATTTCCTTGCATCTGCGATAACCTCCTCGATGCTGCGTTTTTCTTTTTCCACGAACTCTGCGCCCAGAGCCGTGTAACCTGCCTTGTCGACCCATGAATCTGGGTGATCTATTGTTTCTATCAGACGGCTGGTCTTTACCCAGTCCATCATCAACGTCACATGTGCTGGCGTTAGATAGCCATGACTGTTCAGTGCGCCACGCAGGATGATGTTCCACCCTTCCGCAATACGCGCATGGTTCTCGTGTGCATCACCGTAATCGGCTGCTCGATCCCCGTTGATAAGTTCTTTTGCTTTGTCGAGTACGTCGTTCCTGTTCATATCTCATACCTGTATCGTTTATCTGTATCCAAGATGTGCAGTTCCTTTCTGGCTCTGGTGATGCCAACATAAAACGCACGGTGCTCATCGTCTTGATATTTGCTTTCCACACATGCCTTGGTTGATGCCAAGAACACCAAGCAGTTGTCGTCTTCTCCACCCTTCATAGCATGAAACGTTGACACTTTGATACGCGGAGGTTCAGTGATGCTTTCACCCCGACGTTCTAACGATTGTACATACAGCTTATCGTCATCGCCCAGCCGTGCCACGTCCATCGCATCTCGGTTCAATGGTGCAACCATGCCGTAGTCGCACAGGTCCCCGTACCCAAACATCATCTCAGGGTCCGCCGTTTGCAGTAGCTTCTTTGCTCCCCGCTTCACGACAGCGTAGTCCCCTTGTTTAGGCACGGCATCGTAGAGCCGCAGAGCTTGCCCCATAGTGAGCTTTCCACCATTCTGGAGTAGACGCCACATAATCATGGCATGCCCTAATTCTGGGTCGATTGAGGGGCGTCCCTTCACGCTATACAAGTACCCCGCATCTCGGAGCCAGTCAGCAAACTCACGAACAAAACTGTTGGTCCTGCTCATGATGGTCCATGACCCCTCATGTAAGGGGACTGTGTCCAAAGTAAGGTGATACTCGACTTTGCCTTCCTCTTCCCGTGGATGGAACTCTTTGTGTATACGGTTGTGTATACGCTTCGCCACCTGCTGGGACAGAGCGTGGATCCTCTTGGGCAATCGATATGACTGGCTCAACACCTCGATGTTGTCGGTCAGGGTGATGAACTTCTTAACATCAACGCCCGTCCAACGGTGGATCGCTTGGTCATCGTCCCCCGCATAGATCACCTCGTCCGCATAGTTCGACATGTGCTGCACCATGTTCAACTGCAACGGTGTCAGGTCCTGTGCTTCATCGACGATCAGCAACTTGAACCTTGGGAAGTCCACAGTCAGTGCCTTCTGGATCAGGTCCACGAAGTCGTACTTCGACTGCAAGGATTTATATACATGGGATGCATGCTCGATCTGGGTCAGCTTCTCGAAGTACAGGTCGTAGTCTTCTGCCTCGTTGTACTCTTGCTCCAGTGAAACCTCACGATACCGAGCGCGGTCTATGATCTGCACATACTTGCTGCCGCTGCCGCCCACGTCTGTGATCAGGACACCGTTGTCTGGGTCGGTCTTGTCTACCCCCGCAAACGAGATACCGAGGTTGCGACCGAGCGCAGTCCAGTCATCCTTGTCCATCATGTTGGTACGGTTCAAACCCAAGGCGCGGAAGGCAATCGAATGTAGGGTGCGGAAGTATGATAGCTGCTTGATGTTCAGTCCGAACTCATCGAGCGTTCTCTCCACTGCCTCTTGAATGGCCTTGCGTGTAAACGAAACGAAGGCAATCTCTTCAGGGCGCACACCATCAGACAACGCACCGCGTATCCTTTGGATCAGAGTGTAGGTTTTACCGCAGCCTGGAGGGCCGAGGATCAGAAGATCATTCTTCATTCTTACCCCGTGGACGTGCCTCCAGCCAATCCACGACCTCCTGTTCTACCCAACGGCTTGCGCTGTTTCTCGCACCGCTCTCCTCGCCCAGGATGATAGGCTTCGGGAACGTGCCCTCACTCACCCACTTGTAGATTGTGGACTTGGAGACATTCAGCCAGTCGCTGATCTCTGCGATACGCATCAGCTTGTTATCAGAATGGAATGTCATTTTCGAACTCCTGTGTGTTTAATTCTATCTCTTGTTCTTCGAAGGCTGGCACCCACCAGACCCGTAATGTGGATCGCTTGCCGTCTGGCTTCTTGATCCCTTGGTGCCCATGGCACTCTTGTCCGCCGTTCATCTCTTTCAAACGCTCTTGTACCTCGGCCCTTGTATATTCGTTGAAGCCTCGGTTCTTCAGGAACTGCATGATCCCTGCGATAGTAAACTTGGTCAGACCGTCCTCGGTCCATGGCTTGCCCATATCCATTTCCTCTGGGGCCATGGCTTTGATGCGACTGGTGCAGTAGACTTTAAGTAATTCCTTGAACTGCCCCTTGATCGTCATCTCTTCTGGTACTTCTTGCTTCACTGACTTGCTCATCAATTCATTCACCAACTGCTGCCACTTCTGTGGCTTCATGGTTGGCGGCATCATACTGAGTTGGTCCATGCACTGCCGCTGCCAGAGCGTTTGGTTTTGCAGTTGCTCGGTCGTCAGTTGCATCCGCTGCCCATCGACGTCCATGAAATACAGACGCGGTTCGGATAGCACGATGGTCAGGCCACCCACGTTGGGCATGTCAGGTGCTTGGTTCCCGACACCATACGGACGGGTCTTGCAGATGTTCTTGTCGCAGAAATCTTTCAGTGGACAGGTGTCGCACTGATAAAAGTATGTTGGTTTCTTTTCCAAAGACTTCTGGATGTTCACGATCTCTGTCGCTTCGAGCGCAGGTTCGCAAAGCATTCGATTGTATTCTTCGTGATGCTTCTTCCAATCGTCAGGCCACTTCAGTCGGCAGTACACACCCACAGCGAACATCGTGATGTTGCGGTTGTCTGTGATCTTACCCTGGCTTGCCATAACTTCGAGGCAATATGGTCCGTCAGTAAAATACTTTCGCTCTCCACCAAACTGTAGCTTGTCCAGTTCGGCTGCACTAACTCTGCATTTTTCTACAGCTTTGACGAACTGCTGTAGGCTCATGGCCTCGCCCTTCTTATCCATGGCGTAGCGTGTTGTAATCTCACCGCCATAGTAGGGCATGTTGATATAGTTACCCACGTCCCCACGGTCAGCGAGGATTTGATCTTGCTTTGGAAATATCTCGCAGCCGCTGTGACCAAGAGCAATCGACATCTCTGTCAGGTACTCGCGGATCAACGCAGCAGGTTCCCAGTCTTTAAGGAACAAGAACAGGTGGGCACCACCCGACTTCGAGCGACACAATATCAGGGGCATCTTCATGGCATGAACCTTCTTGTTCAGTGCCTGTAAATCCAGATCGTATGTATCGATATCCAACGCCCCAAACTTACACATGTTGTCTGAGTTGATTGGGATCGAACCTACGCCTAACCCGCCGTCGATGTGTGCCTGTACTTTTTCTTCGTCCAACGTTTGATGAACTACGCGACTCTTGGATTCGGTCTTGCCGTTTCTCCCTACGCGACCCACCACCGTTGTCCCATGTGCAGCGGACGATCCTTCGAACGCCGCCAACAATCTCTTTGCATCGGACATGCTCGGCTCCTGTTGAGGTTAAAAAGGGGAGACGTTCTTGTCCCGTCGTCTCCCCCCAAGGCTACTTAGAACGGAATTTCATCCCGTGCTTGATCATCGGACTGACCCGCAGTCTGATGTTCATCTTGAGCCTTAACCTCACCAGCCATTACGCTCTCGCGGAACGTCTTTGCTTCTAGGAAGATATCGCGATCTTCGACCATGCCAACCTTTTGCACGGCGTAGTTCGCATAGGTTTCGTTGCGACGGTTGGTTTCATCCACCGACGTCAACTTCCAAATGGTGCTGTACAGAGGTAGGATCTGTAGCTGACCAGTCTTTGGGTTCTTCGCTTTGTTCATAGCGATCTGCGTCTTCCAACGCTTGGACACTTTCATCTGTGTCACCTTCATGTCGATGACCGCAGGTTCGAAGCTGCCGTCTTCGTCCAAGACCAAGCAGTAATACTGGTCGGACTTCACAACCTGGTTGCCATTTGGCAGGATGTCTTGTGTCCCTTCCTTGGTTGTGCGCTGCAAGATCGGATCAGCAGGATCGATCTCACCCATGAACCCACCACCGTTCTCACGGGTAACGAACTCAAGGTACTTGGTTGTGATGTAACACGGGATAACATCCACACCGTTCTCCCCGTCGTACGTCTTGTGCGTCAGGGTGTTGAACATATCGCCAGAGGAAAGACCCGCGATGTACTTCGCGTCCTTCTTATTCAGTTCAGGCGACATCTGTTGTGCCAGACGAACGAACGGTATCTGTAGTTCACTCGCCTCGAAACTTGCACCATCACCTGCGGACGCAAAGATATCGTCCATCACGTCTGCACTTACTTGTGTATTCTTCTTTGTTGCTACTGCGGTTGCCATTATGCTTTCCTCTTAATTTGAGCTGCGTTGGAAATGAATGCCCCGAACAGATCGAGGTCGATTGGTTTGCCATCAGACACACGTTCCTTAACAAACGCCTTGAGTGTAGATGGATGAACGTGGGTCTTGGTCTTCGGATCAAACCCTCTCTCTTGCAGGATACCAACGACATCTCCCGCAATATTGTCTTCGCCTTTGCCAAACGATACCGTGACATCGTTCTTGATAATGTCATCGAGATTGTTTTCGCGTAACCACGCAAAGGCTTCTTCCTTCCGATCCACAGGGATCGATGCACTCACGATCATCCGACGCTCGACGGTCACTCCGTCAACATCCAGACGCTCGACGCCCATCTCATCCATTAGGTTCGGGATGTTATCAACCGACAGCTTGTGCTTCTCGGCCTTCAGCATCTTGAGGTGCTGTTCCGCTTCCTCGATCTGCTGTTCTACATTCCGCAGGTTACGAACCAACTGGCTCAACTGCTTACCTGTGTTCTGATCCACGTTTGCTAACGCATCCGCTTCATCAAACATATCGTCAAATATATCCATCATTACCTCCAACGTGGACCTTCGAACCACGCAACTAGGGAACGACGAACGCCCTTCGTTACTGGCTCAACTCTGTGGCGCAAGTAGCTTGGGAATACCATCACGGTTCCCTTCTCTCGATACCACTCTGGTAGGGTCTGGTTCTCGATCTTAAATAGACCGCCCTCATACTCACTCGGATCGCTCAACTGCACAGTCAGTGACAGCTTGCGGTCGAATGGAGTATCCTTGGTAAACGACACATCAATGTGCCAGTTGTAGTGACCCTTCTCTTCTGCGTGATACTCAGTGTATTGAATGTCACAACATCGGGTGAAGTCGAAGGCAAACGCCCGACGGTTTGCTTCTTCCGCAAAACCATACAGACGGTCACGCAACCAACCACTTTGGTTCAGCCAACCGATACGACTGCTGCGTATCTTGTCGTCTGTTGCTCGGTTGTCGCCAACACGCGCTTTGTTTGTGGTTGCCTTGTGGGCGAGTTCACTTACATGGTCTAGGTCTTTTGCTGTAAGACCCGCATGCCCTCGCCATATCTTGAACTGTTCTCTCAAAGTTTTCTCCTCTTCAGGGGTTGTGGTTGACACACAAGTGCATGTGCCGTAAGTTGGACTATATCGGAGGAAACAAATGACTGTCAACTATAAATTCAAAACGAAACCATATGATCATCAACGGACGGCAATGGACCACGCTGGAGACCGTGATGCCTTTGGGTTCTTTATGGAGATGGGA